CGATTAAATCGGGGTTTTTTATTAATTGTTTTCTTCTTTTGGTTCGTCAACTTTCTTTTCTTTTTGAATTTGACTAATCATGTAACCAGCCAATGCAAATTCAACACCTGACCAAATAGCTACGTCAGAAGTAGTCATTGTTGTTATATTCTTAACAAGAAAATAAATCATACCCCATTGACCGATTATAAATGCAACACCAGACTCAATTCTTTTCTTAGAGAAATAAGAATCTTCGTTTGAGTAAATTTTACCGATTTCAGAGATGAACCATTTGATTTTAGAATAGAGTGAAAATAGTTTCTTCATACTCATAAATATCATTGATATTTATTTTCTTGTATTTTTTGAACATACTTGGCTTTTTTCATTTTTTCTCTTTTCTTTGTTGTGTTTTTCACATACTCCTGTCTGGCTCTTAACTCCTCAATTTGTTTGGTTTTTATAACCTTGTACTTATATCTTTTCAAGGCTTTTTCCAATCCTTCACCTTTTTCTATTTTAATGATAATCATATATTTTGTTCTATTGTAATAAATATCCAAACTAAATTCAAATTTGTTAATAACTTTTTTTTTATTATATTTTATCAAAAATAAACTATTTTATAATGGAAAAAATTAAAAATGAAAAAAGGCAAGACATCCAAATTGGATTTGTTCAAAGACGCTAAATGTTATTATGGTAGTGTTGACACAACAGAATTAAAATCACTTTACTTAGTATTACAAACATGGGTAACCCCCAAAGTCGAAAAGGAAAATTGGGACACAACCGTAGGTTCAATAACAAGGACAATAAAACACAAAATATTAGAAGTAGTCAATAAAGAAATTTTTAGAGAACATTTTATAGTAGATTTAGACTTAAGAACAAGTGGTATTAAATTAAAAAAATCTTCCTTTTTGAATTTAGAAATAAACTTTTTCACCAAAAAAAATGTAGAATTTAAGTCTGAAATAGTTACAGATGAATTAACAAAAATTATTAAAGAAGTTTATTCTTCAGCACTATTAAACTCAAGATATTTCTCAATTCAATATTCTAAAACAAAAGAAAAAATGAAAGTTTGAAGTGGTCTTATATTTATAATGAAAAAACAATCATGAAAATATTAGGACCCAAAGAAATTGGTAAAGGTATATTAATTGAATATGATGCTGGAAGTGTTTCATGGAAGGACTCTATAAATGAAAACTTCGGTAATCAGAACAAAACACAGATTGACCATTCAAAACCATTTGTGTTTTATGCAACTTTGCAAAAGTATGGTGTACCAAATAGAAATGGTAGAGTATACCCTGAAAGAATTCTTAAAAGAGAAGCTGAAAAATATAAAAGTTTAATTCAAAAAGGTTTATCAACATCTGAATTAAATCACCCTGAATCTTCACTGATTGATTTAGATAGGGTTGCACATATTATTGATGATATATGGTGGGACGATAATGTATTGGTTGGTAAACTAAGACTTCTAACATCACCAGGTTTTCATGAAAGAGGAATTGTATCAACTAAAGGTGATATAGCTGCAAACTTGATGAGACAAGGTGTAACTATGGGTATATCATCAAGAGGTGTTGGTTCTTTGGCAAAAAAAGGAGAACACAATGAAGTACAAGATGATTTTGAAATTATTTGTTTTGACCTTGTAATGAATCCGTCGACACCAGGTGCATATCTTTATATGGATAAAGGTGACAGAAAGTTGTATGACGAAAATATTGATGTAGAAAAAAAGAATGTTGAACCAAGATTAGATGGTGGTTTAGGAAAATCGCTTGACTTAATGACAAAATTGAACGATTTTTTAGGTCATAGATAAAAAGTTATGGACGAGAAATATTTTGTTGCTAAAATTCAGTATGACCTGATTGATGAAAATTCAGGTAAAATTAAAAAAATCAGAGAAGAGAAATTAGTTAGGGGTTATTCCGTAACTGATGTCGAAGCCAAAGTTACGGAGAGATTCAAAGGTTTTCAGCATGATTGGAGAATTACCGCAGTTGCTGAAAGTAAAATTGACGAAGTTTTCCAATAATTTTTTGATTTTAATTATGATTTTTAAAACCCGAGAAATCGGGTTTTTTTTATTTAGTTAGGTTATAAAATTAACTTTTTTCTGTTTGGTACATATTTATATGAAAAATAAAACAATTTTTTATTGCTAAAAAATGAATACAGAAAAAAAATCATTAGTTGAAGAAGCCCTTTTACAAATGAAAAATTTGGAAAACGTGGTAACTGAAAACGCAAAAGGAATACTTGCTTCTACAATGAAGGAAGAAATCGAAGAGCTAGTAAAAGAGTCCCTTGAAGGTACTGAAGAAAAAATGTCTGATGAGTCTTATGAAATGGAAGAAGGTACACACATGAGTATGTACGAAGATGAAGACGAAGATTCAACGACTATCGACATCACAGCAACTGACGACGACACCATGATGATGGGTGACGATTTTGGTGCTGAAACTGATGACGATGATGAAATTGCACCTCTCGATTTGACACAAGGTGTATCCGACGAAGAACTTATGAAAATCGTTATGGGTATGGGTGAAGATGACAGATTAATGATTGCTAAATCAGGAGACGACGTTGACGTTGACATGATGAAACAGACTGACTCTATGTCATTCCCTATGGGCGGTGAAGAGTTAAGTGACGAAGATGAAATGAATTTTTCTGAACCAGCTTTAGGAAATGAAGTTGAAGAGGAGATTGTTTATGAAATCGAAATGTCTGAAGATTATGACGAGAATGATGAAAACGCTGAAGGTGTAATGGAATCTAAAAATAAAACTTATGTTGGAATGGGTATGGGTAAACCTAAATTTTCTTACGAGAAATCTAAAGGTGGATTCAAAGACGACAAGAAGGTAGCGCCTGAAGCTAAAAAATTCACAAAAGGTGAATTCAAAGAATCTGCAGAAGTTGAAGAAATGGATGGTGACGATTTGATTTCAACACCTGAAACTAGTGAAGCTTCAAGAACTTACGGTAATGGTAAAAGAAATTATCCTAAGAGACACGGTCTTCCTAAAATGAAAGTCGAACCAAACAAATCTTTAGAAGAAGAAGTAAGAGTTTTGAGATTGAAAAATGAAGAGTACAGAAAAGCACTTAACATTTTCAGAGAAAAATTAAATGAAGTTGCAGTTTTCAACTCTAACTTGGCTTACGCTACAAGATTGTTTACCGAACACACAACAACAAAACAAGAAAAAATAAACATTATGAGACGTTTTGATAACGTCGAGACAATCAAGGAATCAAAAAATCTTTATTCTCAAATTAAAAACGAATTGGGTACAAAAGATACTACAGTTGTTAAAGAATCCATTGTTGAAAACATCGATAGAACACCAACTAAAGGTTCAACTAACTTGGTTGAAAACAAGACATACGAAAATCCTCAGTTCTTAAGAATGAAGGACCTTATGTCTAAATTAACAAAATAAACTAAACAAAAAATTAAAAAAATAAGAAAATGGGAGCATTATTAGAATCAGGTCTTGTTGGTAACATCGGTCTTAAGCACCTTAAAGTTATCAAAGAAGATACTATTAACAAATGGGACAAGCTAGGGTTCCTAGAAGGTTTGAGAGGTCATGTTAAAGAAAACATCGCTCAACTTTATGAAAACCAAGCATCACACTTAATAAACGAAGCTGCTAGCACATCATCTGACGGTTCTTTCGAAACGGTTGTATTCCCAATCGTAAGAAGAGTTTTCTCTAAATTGTTGGCTAACGATATCGTTTCTGTACAAGCTATGAACTTACCTATCGGTAAATTGTTCTACTTTGTACCTAAAATCCAAAACTACGACACAGGCATTGACCCAAGTAACGGTGGTACACACTTCGCACCTTTTGGAGCACCAGCAGGTCCTGACTCGGTAAATGCTGGTTATCCTGATGGACAAAAGAATTTGTATGACAGATTCTACGAAGGTAACGAAGCAGCATTAGACCCTCCAGGATTGTTTGACTATTCTAAAGGTACTTTCTCTGCTAGAACACTTTCTGCGTCTACAGTGGTATGGAACGGAGGTAATTTAGAGGCTGGTTTATACGCAGCAAGTACAGAATATAGAAAAGTTCTTATTGCGTTGTCAGGTTTCAACTACGCAGGTGCTGGTAAATTAATCGGTCCTGATGGAAACGAAATGGATAACGAAGCTTTCTTGTCAGGTTTAGAAATCACAGTATCTAATCTAACTGCAGCTGCGGCTAGTAATAACTTCTCAGGTTCAACTGCGGGAAATAATACTTTAGGTACAGGTCCATTGTTGTTCAGAGTTGTAACTCAAAAATATGGTAAAGGTATCGTTCAGTATGGTACACAAAGAACAACTACTTTCCCTGGTACTGCCAGTAACTACGGTGGTAACGGTGGAGCTTATGATGATTTGTGTGATGCTGATGGTGTAATCTACTTAGAAATTGACACTCAAGTACCATGTACTGTAGGTTCTAACTCTATGGACGGTTATTCTGGTTTCACAACTCAGGCTTTCGCAAACCCAAATACACAAAGTTCATTCTTGGCTAAATACAGAATTTACAAGAGTTTGGAATTCGAAGATGAAATCGGTGAAGTATCTTTCGATTTAGAAGCAGTAACTGTTTCTGTAACTGAAAGAAAATTGAGAGCACAATGGTCTCCTGAATTAGCTCAAGACGTTGCAGCATTCCATAACATCGACGCTGAAGCTGAATTAACAGCTTTATTGTCAGAACAAGTGGCAGCAGAAATCGACAGAGAAATCTTGAGAGATTTGAGAAAAGGTGCGGCTTGGACTTTGAGATGGGATTACAATGGTTGGAAGAGAGGAACTACGGCTAATCCATTAACACAATACACACAGAAAGATTGGAATCAGACTTTGATTACAGCAATCAACCAATTGTCAGCACAAATCCACAAATCTACTTTGAGAGGTGGAGCTAACTGGATTGTTGTTTCTTCTGAAATCAGTGCTATTTTTGATGATTTGGAATACTTCCACGTATCAAACGCAGCTCCTGAGCAAGACCAATACAACATGGGTATCGAGAGAGTAGGTACTTTAGCAGGTAGATACCAAGTATATAGAGACCCTTATTTCCCACCAAACACATTGTTGTTGGGTCACAAAGGTACATCTCTATTGGATACTGGTTATGTATACGCACCATATGTACCTCTACAATTAACTCCAACAATGTACAACCCATTCAACTTCACACCTATCAAAGGTATCATGACAAGATACGCTAAGAAAATGGTGAACAACCGTTTCTACGGTAAAATCACAGTT